TGGCCCTCACTTAGAACTGAATACACAAGTTCCACAGCAGTGTTAAGTTCCCCTAAAGGGGTCTTTAGGTTGTTAGAGAATGTAACCTCTTGGTCAATCAATAATGCTTCTGCCTACGGTATATCGTTTGAAGCTGTGGAAGTTATTGTATAAGGAAATACTATGTCCAACTATGGCTCAAGAGACCTGACAGCTACGACAGACACCAACATAAATGCAGACACGGTTTACCCTTTCTTTGCTGTTGAACTGTTGTTTAGTGACAACCCTGACACTGGAGCCTCTAGGGAACTTCGCATGTGGACAGGGCAAGGAACACTTACAGATACTGGGGGGAATACTTACACTGGTGTAGGTAGCATACTAAACATTTCAACCATTGAAGAGACCTCTGAGTTAGACGTAAAGGGGGCTAACATAACTCTCAGTGGGGTATCTGACCCAGCCTTGTCACTAGCCCTCAGTGTACCCTATCAAGGTCGTGTAGCTAATATCTACTTCGGTACTACTAGCGCACCAACTGAGTTAAACTCAATATTCTCTGGTTACATGGATCAGATGAATATATCTGAGTCTGCCGAAACAACAACCATAGAACTCCTAGTGGAAAACAAGCTAGTTGATCTTGAAAGGGCTAGAGTTGCTCGTTTTACATCAGGATACCAGAAGTCTGTATACCCTACAGATTTAGGTTTAGACTTTATAGAAGATATGCAAGATAAAGATACGCTTTGGGGTCGTACTAGTGCTTAAGTATCAGCAAGAGTTTTTATGCCTTGCAGAGCAAGAGGTAACTCCCCTAGCTGAACTTGAGTGGGAAGAGTCGGGACACCCTACTGAAACCCTTGTCATAGATTGGGACTCCTACTTTGCCTTAGAAGAGGTCGGAAGACTTAAGTTTTTTACTGCTAGAAAAGATGGACTGCTTATAGGTTATTTTGTTGTGATAATTACAAGCCCTCTTACAACAAAAGGGGAGTTAGTTGGTAGCTATGATGCGGTATACGTCCACAAAGACTACAGGAAATCCACAGTGGCAAGGCGTTTGTTTAAGTTTGTTGAGGACTGCATGAAAGAAGACGGTATATACAGGCTGATTGCCTCATCCTCAAGTAAGAACCCAATAGGAAGGTTTCTGAATCGACTAGGTTATAAAGAGATAGAAACCAAGTACGAGAGGGTTTTATAGTATGGTAGTCGTTACTCTATACACCGCAGCAACAATAGGTGTTGCTGTTGGATCAACTGCGGGTTTTGCTGCTGGATTTGGCGCTTTTCTGGGAGCTGGTGGCCTACAGGTGCTTGGGCATGTTGCCCTTGGACTAGCCTTAAACGCACTTACCCCTAAGCCTAAAGTATCTGGCTCTAATCGTGGCTATCAGGTAAACTCTAGGGGTTCAGCACTAGACCATCAGATTATATACGGTAAGATGCGTGTTGGTGGAGCTGTAGTATACGACGAGTCTACAGGAACTAACAATAAATTCTTTCACCGTATTATTGCTGTAGCTGGACATGAAGTTGAATCCTTTGATAAGATATATATTAATGATGAAGTCGTTACCTTAGACAGTAGCGGTAATGTAACGGCCCCAGCGAAGTACGTTAAGACTACCACTACTAGGACTAGACTTGAGACCCCTAGTGGTGAAAAATATTGGGACGTACAATCTACTACACAATACCTAGTCAGGATTAAAGTTCATAACGGGTCTCCTACTCAGTCAGCAGATACTGATCTTGTAGCAGAATCTTTTAAGTGGACAAGTGAACACAAGCTGTCAGGCATAGCCTATATGTATGTGCGTCTTCAGCATGACGCTGATGCCTTTCCCAATGGTGTACCCACTATTACAGCAGAAGTTAAGGGCAAAAAAGTTTATAATCCCGCTACCTCTACGACTGCATGGTCAGATAACCCAGCCTTGTGCCTACGGGACTACTTGACTTCAAGCTACGGTCTAAGTGAGGAAGCTACTAACATTGATGACACTCTTGTAAATAGTGCTGTTACTGTGTGTGATACCCTTGTAGGTAGTCCTGTGACTAAGATACAGGTCGGTGGTGAGTACAAGATCAAAACTGTCGGTAATACTGACTTTACATTATATGGATCTGCCAACAATAACGTAGGGACTGTCTTTACAGCAACAGCAGTACCAGATTCAGATTCAGGAGACACAGGTGTTGTAGAAATTGCTAGATATACTTGTAACGGTTCTTTTACTACTGCACTGACACCCTACGATTTGTTAAGTGATTTATTAACTTGTATGGGCGGCTCGTTATGGTACGCTCAAGGTAAGTGGCGTATGAAACCCGCTTACTGGACAAGCACAGTTATGGACTTAGACGAGGATGATTTTCGTTCTAGTATAGATGTAAGTACTCGTCATTCTCGTAGAGATAACTTTAATACTGTAAAAGGTACTTTTAGGGGTGAAGAGTCTAACTGGCAGGTTACGGACTACCCTCAAGTTACTGACTCAGCTTTCGTTAGTGCTGACGGTGGGCAGGAGTCTGTTGCTGACGTAGACTTACCCTTTACTGATAATAGTATTGAAGCTAGGCGTATTGCTAGAATTAGCTTAGAGAGTAACCGACAACAGCTTACTATCAACGCAGCGTTTGGTCTCAGAACTCTAGGATTACAGGTTGGCGATAATGTAAGGATTACTAACACTAGGTTTGGTTGGACTAACAAAGAGTTTCAAGTTTTGTCTTGGTCTTTTGGTCTTACAGATGGACTTGATCTGCAAGTTAACATGACCCTAAGAGAAACTGCTGAATCTGTATATGATGAGGTAGACGATGGTGTAGTCTATGAAAGAGATAACACTACTTTACTTTCTCCCTTTGAAGTGCCTAACCTTGGCATAAATATTAGTACTGAACTAAGGAGGGTAAAGGGTAAGACCCTTGTTGTTCTTCTGCTTGATATTAACAACACAGACAACACCTTGGACACAGCAGAGGTACAGATTAGAAAGTCCTTAGTTGAGTTTAATGAACCTGACTTTACTTCCGTAGCAACTATGGGTCCATTTATAGGCACAGAAAGGGTTGAGGTTGTTGCCATAGAAGAAACCCTTTACGATATAAGGGCTAGGGCTACTAACACTCTGGGTGTTACTGGTGAGTGGAATACTATAAGTAACTATTCTGTAGAGGCTCTAGGCGCTCCACCAGCAGACGTAACTAACTTTGATGGTAACGTAGTCGGTAGTAACCTGTTCTTAAGTTGGACACCAGTATCCGACCTAGATTTAGCTCACTACATTATTAGATACTCATCATTAACTACGGGTGCAGTATATTCAGAAGCTGAAGACATAGCACAAGTTCCTGTAGGTAGTAGTAACCTTGCCATACAAAGTGCTGGTGTTGGTACATACTTCATTAAGGCTGTAGATGATACAACAAGTGGGTCTAACGCCTCTGTAAACCCTGCTGTGTTTGTCGTTACCTCTATAGGGCTTGGAGACCTTAATGCTGTAGCCACACTTACAGAAAACCCTTCCTTTTCTGGTGTTAAGTCTAATGTAGTGATTAATGATGACGATAGCTTAGAACTAAGTCAAGACAGTATAGACTTTGATTCTGCGACAGGATTGTTTGATGATAGGTCAGGATTATTTGATGGCATTTTCTCTGGTTACAACCTTTCTGGTATATACTACTTTAACAATAACCTTGACTTAGGGCAAAAATATACAAGCCGTTTAAACTTCTCCTTTACCAGCACAAGGTTTGATAGGACAGACCTATTTGACACTGCTACAGGTAACTTCGATGATAGGGAAGGCGTGTTTGATGGCGATGCTACCGCCTTTAGTGATACTACAGTTTCTATGCAGTTAAGGCACACAGACGATGATCCTACAGGTACACCTACTTGGTCTGATTGGCAATCCTTCTCTGTGTCTGACATAACAGCTAGGGCTTTTGAGTTTAGGCTATTACTATCCTCTACAGATACCAATGTTACCCCTGTCGTAAGTGCAGTGTCGGTAACAGCAGATATGCCTGATAGGACTACTTCAGGAAGTGATATAACCTTCACAGGGACAACTAATGTAACTTTTGATGATGCCTTTTCAGCTACACCAGCTATAGGACTATCTTTAGCTAACTTAACTAATGGTGACAGATACACAATAACAAACAAGACCCGA